GCACGTTGCTCGGAATCTTCGAGCCCAACGAAACGAAGCCCATGTATCGGCGAATCAAACTGGGCCGTTCTGCGTGTTGGGTCCGTATCTGTTACCGCAAACGCAGCTACCGTCTTTTTAGTCAATACGACCGAATCAATCTACACTCTCGTCTCGCACTGGTTCTCGCGATGCGCGCAATCCGGTTCTATGATGACACGGACATCGCGAACGCAACGACCTACGAGGCCCACGCGGTTCGCATCCTCACGGAGAAAGAATCAAGCCTGGAAGGGCCCGCGCTCACGCCGATTCAGGTAGACGACCGCAACAGCATCAAGAACCCGGGCTACGATGAGGTCGAATAATGGCAACCGCAACCTTTCTTGAAGACGGGGACGTTGAATTTTCCGCCGGGATGGACTCGAACCTCCACCCGATTAAACTATCCCCCGGGAAATACGCGCGCGGCGAGAACATCGTCAACCGCGGTGGAATCGTGCAGTGCCGACCCGGATATCGGTGCCTGACCGCGCTCGCCGAAGGTCGCCTTCAAGGATTTGCTCTTTTTAAACCGAAGGTCGGGGCTGAACAATTGGTTTTCATGGTCGACGGGCTGCTTTACGTCGCGGACTACCCGTTTAATACCGCCCGACCTCTCGGTGATGTCCTTTTTTCATCTTCAGCTCGGCAGGCCTATTTCGCCCTGGTAGAGCAGGCGGTCGAGCAGAACTCTGCTGGCTCTCTCACCCTAATCACGCCGAAAAACTTGCTTGTGATTCAGGACGGAGGCTTCACCCCGCCGGCAATTTATGACGGAACTCGCGTCACCCAGTCCCGAGGATTCGGGGCCATCCCGATGGGTGGGCCCATGCGTTGGGTTGGAGACCGTCTCTGGGTTGGGCGCGGCGGTGAGCTTTTTGCGTCCGACATCAATAACCCGGTGTCTTTTATCGAGGACGTTTATCTCGCTACCGTGCGGGCCTTCGTGCTCCCGGGCGAAATCACGGCACTGGCGCGCAATCCATCTTCTGACATCGCGCAACTGCTCGTTTTCACTGAAACGTCCACCACGCTTATTCAGGCCGGCATCCGCGACCGGACACAGTGGCCACTTACTCCAGACATGCAGAGGGAAATCCTGCCGAAGATTGGGTGTAAGAGCCAGCGGTCCGTGCTCGACCAATCCGGCATGTTGTGGTGGTATTCTGCCAATGGATTCGTCTCCTTAGACTCCGCCATCAACAGCAAGATTTCTAGCCGCCTTCCCTATCGGGACAATGAGATGGTGGAGAGCAAGAGTCGTCTCTCAGAAGACCTCTCGGGTGTCGCTGCGGGCACCTTCGAAAACTACATTCTATTAAGTGTGCCCTACGGGGGCATCTTTAATCGACATACATGGGTAATCGACAGTGCCATAAGTCAGAATTATCTCGAGGACCAACCGCCTACCTGGAATAGTTTCTGGACAGGGACGCGCCCCGTGGAGTGGATTACCACGGAAATTCACGGGAAGCAGAGGGTGTTCTACATCTCGCCCGACTATGACGGGGTCAACCGACTGTGGGAGGCCTTCTGGCCCGACCGACGTGATGAGGGCTGCCCGATTTCGTGGTGGTTCGAGACGCGCGGCTACTTCGGTCCCCCCGGAGCAGTGTTGACTCGAAAATCTTTTCGCTACGCAGACGTGCAGCTATCCGAGATGGTAGGGGATGTTTACATTGGCATTTTCTGGGCCGGCGCGCGGCGCGGGAAATACAAGAAAATTTTCTCTCAGCGGTTGCGGGCTACGGAGGGCTGTTTTCGGCCCGACATGGTTATAACCATGAACACGAAAATCTTCGCGTTCAAAAAGCAGTCGCGCATGGTCCGAACTGAGGATGCAAAAGACCTCATAGAAAACCAAACCGAAAGTTCCTGCGGGGTTGAGTCTCCGTGGTCCGAGTTTTTTGATGAGGCCTTTCAGATTTTGGTGGCGGGAAGTGGTCCGTGCGCCGTCGACTCCGTGCGAATCCTTTATGAGCCCCCCGTCTCTCGGGATGACCTGCTCCGAACGGATAATTGTGAGAACGAGACGGAAAGCAACGTTGTCCGATTCGATGGTGCCGCCGCGGAGTCCTCCGACAGCACTGCGGATGCGCAGGAGGCCCTGTCCCACGACATCCTCGAGTTCACATCACTGCGCTCGACCGCGGTGACAAACCAAGGTTTCACCGAGGTAGCTGCCGGCGAGGGTCGGAGCATTATTTCTCAGGATGACGCTGACAAAATTGCCCTTCGCGTTGCCGAGCGGAAGGCGTCCCACAAAATCGAGGCCGACCTGCCCCTGATTGTGAGCCTTGGCGCTGCCGCCAACGAAGCCAAGTCCAATGAATAACCTCAACTCACTTCGTCCGGTCACCCGCCGAGCCGTGTCTCTGTTCTACAAGAGCCCCGGAATCTGCGAGCTGCCCGTGCCCCTTAGCGGGTCTGGACAGTCGGCGGCTGCCAATATCTCAATCGAGCCCGTTACCCGGAAGGCGGGGCCCGACAGCCTTGAAGCAATCATAGTTGGGTCGGACGTTTCTCTGAACTGGCCGGAGTTGAGCTACGCGTTTGCCTACGCGGTTTACCGAAGCACCTCCCCTGAGGGGCCGTTCACACTCCTTACCTCCAATTTGGGGGAAAACTCCTACGTGGACGTGGGTCTCGCGCCGGGAGAATACTGGTGGAAAGTCACAGCCATCGAACCCGACTTTGGGGAAACCTTTCCCAGCCCCCTGGCTTCGGCAACAGTCAGTTGACAAAGCCCTGATGTAACGAACCTTTTATCCAGCATGTTGTTCACTACAAATCTCGTAATCGTTTCTTCCCAATTGCCTCCGGATTTTTCCGGCAATCCGCAGGAGCTGATGGAGGCGATGGTGGAGCGCATGTCCATCCAGTCCCCGCAGGGAACCAGTTTTTTCGTCGTCGGGGACGCCGAGCCCAGTTCCAATGTGGGCCCGTGGGTGAACACCTCAGGCGGGGTAGGGGCGTGGTATGTGTTCGACATCAATCAGGGTAAATACGTCCCCATTGATATCAGCCCTTCCTTAAACCTTTTCGTCGTAGGCCCGGACAACCCGGGGACGCCGCAGCCCACGGACCCGACCCTCTGGCTTCGCACCTTCGAGACCCGCGCCATCGGCTGGTATGGATGGGACGGCACCGAGTGGCGCGCGCTGGTCAACCCGCCCCCGAGCGGACCCACAGCCTCTCGCCCCACGAACCCCGTAGACCTCGAGCAGTTCTGGGACACTGACATCAACGTCCTCATCCACTGGGAACGCGGAGCATGGCGCACAGTTTCAGGAAGCCCCGGGGACATTAAGTTCGTTGCCCAGGCGATTCTTTCGGACGCGCTGGAATTCAATCCAGGATGGCAATACGTCGGCCAGGACGACCAGAGCCTGCGCGGAAAAATCTTTGCAGTAGCTACACAGGACCAAACCGCTGGCGGCACGAGCGTTTTTGCCACTGACTCTGGAATCACCCCCAGGGATGCGGGAGAACAGGACGGCGCAGAAACGGTCACGCTGACCTCGGCGAACATCGAACAGCACACGCATTTAATCGGTCACGCGACGGCTCTCAACTCCGGAAACACTGTTCAGCTCCATCGGGGAAAGGACTCCGAGACTATCAATATCCCTCCAGTTGTCCCACCGAATTATTTCGAAGTGAACGGCGACGGGGCCTCTAATGGGACCAAGCTAGGCACCGCGGGGGATGGTCCCGCAGGGACACAGTTAATCACCAGCCGTCAGCTCTCTCTGGCCGACTGGGAAGACTATACTGGCGTTGCCACCCCACACGCCAATATCCAGCCGTCCGTTTGGCTCTGGGCCCTCGTAAAGCTCTAGGACCATGAACCAAATCTCCGTCCAGATTCTCGACGATTTTCTCCCCTGTCCGGAGAACTTCCGACTTGACGCCCTTAGCCGGCGATTCTATAGCATCCGAGGACCCGACGGTGAAAAGTATCAAAATGTTCACGTTTTCCCCTCTGATGAATTCGAACCCGAAATGTCTGCACGCCTGGGACGACGTGTCTCTATCGACCACTGTTTCCTCCGCCTTAATCCGAACGGGGACAATCACCGGATTCATGCGGACATCGCCCATTCCCCTTACGCTTTCGTGCTCTATCTCAACGCACCCGAGCAATGTCGAGGCGGCACCGCCTTCTGGCGCTATCGTAAGTATGGTTGGCCCTCGTTCCCGGAGATTGATGCAATCAAACGTATGGGAAAGTCACCAGTCCGCGTGGCTGAAGAAATACTCGCCAACCACGAGGACCTTTCGAAGTGGGAACAAATCCACCTCGTGGATATGAAGTTTAACCGGATGATAGTTTATCCGACTAAGCAATTTCACAGTCGCTGGCCCCTCGAGGGCTGGGGTGCTGGTGCGTCTGAGTCCCGTCTCGTCGCCGTTGGATTTTTTGGAGTGGAATAATGCAGCTCATTGAACTCAACGCCAGTAACCTTAACCTCACGTTCCCGATTGGTCACGCCTTCTCGAAGGAAGCGGGGCGCAAACCTTTTCGTGATGACGTGTTCTCGCAGCTCTGGCAGAACCTGCTCGAAAGTGGGCTCGGGAAAATTTACGCTCTGGTTGAATACGAAACTGAGCCGCAGGAATTCCGAGCGATTGCACTTCTGGGTGCCACGTTCTTGCAAGACCCGTTTTCTGGTGAGTTGACCGCGGCGGAACATTTTTGGTATGTGCTTCCGGAGCACCGCAAGAGCGGAGTGGGCCTCCAGTTGTTAGACCGGTTCGAAGCAGATGCGAAAGCAAAGGGATGCGCGCAGGTAGTGATGGTTCACTTCATGCACCTAGGTCCTGGCTTGCAGAGGCTGTATGAGTCAAGAGGCTACAAGGCCTTAGAGCAAACATATAAGAAGGAGATTTAATGTGAATAAGACATGTTTAAAGTGCAAGTGTGAAAAACCGATTGAGCTTTTCCGTTGGGTGAATTCCCACGGCAGACGAGTCAGGAATTCCCGATGTCAAGGTTGCTTCAATGAAACTCGGAGAAACCGGAGAATGGATGACGAGTTTAGAGAAACGCTCAACGCCAAGCGCCGAGACTCGGGGGAACGCGAAACAGCACAAAAACTATTCACTAAACGGCGACGGATGCTAGACCTGCTGAAAGCGGAGCGGGGCTGTTATATTTGTGGCGGAATGCTCCCTGCGGAATGTTTGGATTGGGACCACCTTCCCGGCAAGGATAAACTATTTTCATTGGGGACAGAGGGTCCCCGACTCAGCATAGAGACGCTTTCTGAGGAGTTGGGCAAATGTCAGGTTCTTTGCTCCAACTGTCATCGAACCCTGACCAAACAACGTAAGTGCTTGGAGGACAAGTAGATGGCAGTAATAACCAGCATCGTGGTGGCAGGAGTTGCCGCTGCATCTGCCGCAGGCGCAGCAGCCGCAAAGAAACACGCCGCCGACAAGGCCGCACACGCTCAGAGCGTCGCTCTGAAGGGAGAGAAGAAAATCCTCGGAGAGGAACTCGGTTACAGCCGCGTTAACCAGCAGGCCGTGGACGCCGAGCGCGCGCGGGCCAAAGAGCGCATTCGGATGCAGGAGGAAATTGACCCGGAGCTGGCGCAACTTCGGAAGTTGGGCAAGCAACAGCTCTTGGAAGAAGCGCAGAAGCCGGGCGCGAGCCGCGAGTCCGTCCAGGTTGCCAAGCAACTTTTCACGGAGAACATCCAGCCCGACAAAGGTCTTGAGCAGCTAAAGGACCAGATTATCAGTAAGGCGCAGGCTAAACTGTCTCAGGGTGCTACACTGCCTCCAGAATTTCAGGCGGAGTTGGTCCGCGCGGGCGTGAGTCAGGGGGCACAGGCGGGCTTGAAGCCCACGGCGAGCACCATTGGCGGTCGTCTTTATCAGGCCCTCGGTAGCGCGGGCGTTGCCCTCGAAGCGCAGCGGAATCAGGAGGCACAGAACCTCGCGCAGACTGCGTCGGGGCTTCAGGAGTCCCGTGCGAAAATTCTATCATCCATTTTCCCGACCATCAGCCAAAGCGAGCAGTCGCAGCGTCAGATAGCTGCCGGCAATTTCGGCGTCGGAGAGGCCACTCTTCCACAGGGCGGCTTGACTGGAGCGGAGGCGGCGAACCTGCAAATCAATCGTGGTAACACGCTGTTGAAAATTCGTGGTCAACAAGGCCAAGTGAAGGCGCAGCAAGCTCTCGCAGCGGGCGAAGCAAACGCGGCTTACATCAAGGCTGGCGGACAGTTCGTCTCGGGCGCACTCGGAGCCTTCGGAGGCGGGGGCGCAATTGGTGGTGTAAACTCCGGAGCGGGCGCGGGTGGCACAGCAGCTTTTCAAGGAACGTCGGCCCAGGGCCTCGCTAATCTTCGGAACCAATATAGTTAATTTATGCCCGGCATCGCAGAATTACAACCAGTTCAGATTCAGGCCAACTCTGTTGGGGCCGTAACCAACCCCATCGTGGACACGTCCTCTTTGGGGGTCCTCCCGGAGTTCAAGGACTTTATGGACGCGTATCGGCAGGGAGTCATCACCGCCGAAGACATCAGGAAACGCGAAATCGTGGGCACCACTGGCTACGAAGCCGAGAAGGCGCAGAACATTGCGGCCAAAAGCGGCGCGGAGCAGGCGAATATCGACCTCAATGAAATCCGACCGATTCAGCGAGAGCTGGCTAGGGTGCAAGCCACCGGCGGCGTGGAACAGCAGACACTGCTGAACCAGATGAACAGCTCCGACCCGAACATTGCGCTTCCTGCTCAAGAGGCCTTCCACAAACGGCAGGACCAGCTTGCAGCCATCAAGGTTTATGGCACCGCTAGCCCGAAGCTTGAAGTCAACGCGGAGGTGAAGCCCGAGCCCTTCGACGAGTGGGTGAACCGACAAGCGAACGCTTTTCAGGGGACACCAGACGCCCGTGCAGTTTACGAAACGCAGCTCCGTCTTGCTGGGGAAAAGGGCGACGAGTATCAGTCCGCGGTGCAGGCAGCAAAAAGTCGCACGCGCACCCTCGAGCCCGGCACGCCCGAATACGACCTCGAGCTTTCTCGGCGCGTCGACAAATCACTTACGCTTTCCCAGCACCGGGCAATTCAGCTCGAGGCCATGCGAGAATTCGCGAAGGCCCAGGGCAAGGCTGCCGGCGAGGCTCCGGCGGAAGCCGTGAAGAACCAGACCGCTGCCGCCAAGGACCTGCGGACCTCTTTCAACGGGGTCAAGGAAATCGACGACTTCGCGAAGGTGAACTCGGCCTACAGCGGCATTCTGGCGTTGACGGACCCGACGATTCCCTCGAGCCCACTACGCGACCAGGGCGTCATTTATCAATGGATGAAGCTGCTAGACCCCAGTTCGACAGTTCGAGAAGGGGAGTATGCCAGCGTAAAAAACGCGAGGGGGGTCCCAGAGAAAATCCGCAACTGGTGGAACCAGACCTTGTCGGGAGAAATCCTTACCCCAGGACAGCGCAAGGAGCTGCGAGAGGCTGCTGCTCCCGTGTGGCAGTCTCACGTCCCCGCTTCGCGAATCAAGCAATACACGGAACTCGAACGCTCTGCTGGTCTTTCTCCCGGGACCGTGGTCCCGATTGAATACCGCGCGGCTGTCGAGTCCACGGCTCAACCTGTCCCGGGCACCGTTGCGCTGCCCCAGTCGCGCCCGACCGTTGAGGACCAGAATGCAGCACCGACCGTTGCCACACCCGCAGATGCTCAGAATCTTCCTCCCACGGTTCAATTCTTCAAGGACCCGAATGGTGTTCTTCGGGTCAACCCAAATTACACCCCTTGACGGGGGACCCATGTTGAACTAATTTAGGCAATGACAATGCTATTTGCTGTTCTTTTTGTTCTGGCCTTCTATTCGCAGATTCTGGCGGGCTTAGACCGCCTTACCGCGGATTTGGAGGCGTCCCTCCTGCTCCTGTGCCAGTTCCTTTGGACACTCTTAAAGTGGGGTGTCATGGGCGTGGCCTTATTCTTCCTCGGTAGGTATTTTTACCTATACTGGACAGGGATTGTCGGGATGGCTTTTTTCATACTGGCCCTCTCTGTTCCAGGATTTTTTATTTTCAGGCTCTTAAGGTGGGTTCGGGGTGAGGATTACTGGCCCAAAAGCTATGTCTGAAAAGGAAAAATTAAAATCTTTCCGAGCCGACTTCATTCGATTCATTCGAGGGTTGAAATCCGAAAATCCCTGCCCTGACTGTGGTGGGGTGTTTCATCCCGTTTGTATGGATTTTGACCACGTTCGAGGAACTAAAAAATTTATTCTCTCAGAAGGGTGTCACCGTTCAATGGACGAAATTCGGGAGGAACTCTCGAAGTGTGATGTTGTTTGTTCAAACTGTCATCGATTGCGGACCGAAAAACGGAGGCTAGCACATGGCTGATACGAATACAGCTCTCCCGCCTGTGCGGCTCGACCCTACTCAAGGGGGCAGCCCAGCTCTGAACACCCAGGACCCTTGGGCTGCTTTTCCTATGGCCCCGCCTCCGGCGAACTTGAGCACCCCCATTTCCCTGGACGAGGTGCGCGCGGGTCAAGTCAACCCACCCCCGGCTCCTGCTACCCCTGAACCCGGGACCTCTGACCCTTGGGCCAGCTTTCCGAAGGCAGACGTGGGGCCCACAGACGCGTGGGACTCCTTCCCGAAGGCAGGCGAGTTGAGAGGGTATGATTTAACCAAGCTCAAGGCATCCAAGGTAGAGGACCTCGTGAAGGACAAGTCCGAGTTCAACCCGGTCGAGTTTTACGCGAAGAATACCGACGCACTCTTGAACGACCCAGCGGCCCTCGACTTGGTCGAGAAGGCCTATGAGCAGCGCGAAAAAGAGAAGATGACCGCCAAGGAGTTCCTCCTGAAGGCGAACCCGATTTATGCGCTGCTGCACCCCGTCGAGACCGCGAAGACCGCCGGAAAAATCGTGAAGGGCGGCGCGGAGTTCATCGGCGCGCTGGGCAAGGGCGTCGGACAAGTTTTCGCAACGGGCGGACAAGTGGCCGGGAATATTTCCATGGGTGACCTGCCCGGAGCGTCCAAGGGAATCTCTGAAGCGGCAGACGCTTTTGACGTGGCGCAGCAGCACTGGGTTTCGACAATCACCACGAAACTTTTGCCCCGGCCCGACAACGTCCGTGAGCGCCTCGCTTACGATGCGGACTTCAAGCGGCGAGAAATCGCTGCGGCTGCCGGCAACGGCGAACTCGCTCGGGCACTGGGCACGGACCAAGAGGGACTGAAAGCTTCCGGCATCACTCTCGACACGGACGCGATTCAAAAGCTGTCCATCATCGAGGACCCGATGTTCCTGGTTCCTATCGGCGGCGCAATCGGCGTTGTCGGTCGCGGTGGAAAATTTTTGCTCGGTCGCGCGGCCTCTCCCGCAGTTGCGGAGTCCTTTGCGAAGGCCGTAAATGGCGCAATGGACATTGCCGTAGGCGGGGCCGTCAAGGGCGGAGGAATCAAGGCCGGTGAGGCTCTCGAGAAGGTCGGTGCCGCCATCGAAAAGTCTCCCGAATTGATGTCTAAGGTGGGTGGGCCTGCGAAAGTGAGTGTTCTGACCCACGCTTTGGCAACAGGCGACCTTTCTACCTTTGCGTCCGTGCTCGCGGCTCCCATCGCTCTGAAGTATTCAGGCAAGGCGCTTCAAGCAGCCGGACGCGGCGTCCAGGCCGCGGCTCCCGTGGCGGGCAGGCTCGCCGTCGAAGGCGCGAAGGGCGCGGCTGAAGCCACCGCTCTCACGGTCCCGCTTTTCATCGGCTCGACGCCGGAGGAACGCGACTCCCTGCTCGGAATGATTGGCGGTGCGGGCCTCTTGCGCGCGGGCGCGACCGGCGCGGGCATGGCCGGGAATGTAGCGGCGCGAGCGGCGCAGGAAAAGTTCGCCAGCAAGATTTACGAGCCCGTAAGCCGCGGCCCCATCAAGGAGTCTGCGATTTACGGCACCGACGGCAGGCTGGACTCCGCGAACGTGGAGCAGACCGCCAAATTGCCTGCCGGAGAACAGTCCGTCCTGAACTGGGCGCGCGAGTTTTTCCGCGATTCTGGTATCGAGATTTACTCTCTCGACAAACAGACCTTTCAGAACCACGTCCCGGACGTGGCCGGCGCGACGGCGGCGGAGGGCTTTTTCGCCAAGCGTGGCGAGAAACTCGGCCCGGATGGCAACAGGCAGCCGGTGGTGCAAATTCTCCTGAACGGGGAAACGAACGGCCTGGGCCACGAACTCTACCACGCCTTCAAAAGCCTTGACCCTCAATCGGCTATGGCTCTTGAGGGGCACATCTTAAAGACCTGGACGCCGGAAGAACAGGCTTGGATTGCAGACACTTACAACGCCGCGTTAAACGGCGGAAAACCTAAAAGCCAGTGGGCCGTCAAGTATGATGATAAACAGATTCTCGAAGAGGCTGCCGCAGAAGTCTTTGGGCGCGTCCTCAACGCCACAGACCTCAGTGGAGTCCGTCCCAGTGTCGTCAAGCGCGCCAGCGAATTCGCCAGCCGCGCCCTTGAAAAAATGGGCTATCCGCTTGCAGGGAAAGCGCTTCCTTCGGGGCCCGGCGTCTCCGCCCTTGGCGTTCGTCCAGGAACGGGAGAGCTGAAGATTGCACGAGATTTTCTCACCGACATGACCAAGCGGGTCCAGGACGGCACCCTGTCGCCCCCGAAGGCCCCCGGCGGGGCTTTAGCCCAAGGCCCCCAGGTTGACATTACAGCGCGTCGGAAGGCCGAAGCGCCCCCGACACCCTCAGAACCGCCTCCGGCTGCGCCGGCACCCCAGCCCGTAACGCCGCCACCCCTTCCCGCGACCCCTACGGCTCCCAACATCCGGGTCACCTCGGTGGAGCAGGCTGATTTCGCCGGCCAGCGCGCCAAGGTCACCAATTCCGAGCAGGCGCTGAAAGTAGCCACGCCTGAACAGGCCCCGAAGGTCCAAGCTATCAACGACTCGATGGCAGCCGGCCACGCGGTCGAGATTGTCCACAAGGGCGTCATCCGCGAGGGCGGGCCGACTCCCGAGAAGCCGGTTGCCCGTGGCACACGCCGGTCCGAGCAAGAGGACGCCTACATCGCCGAGGCAATGGGCGCGGTGCCCGACAGCGTTCGCGAACCACATCAAAAGCTTTTCTTCGGCACCCGCTGGATTAAGGGTGGCAAGCAACTCACTGCGCGCAGCGTCGATAAGGCGCTCGCGAACATAAAGAATGCCGTCGACATGGCGGCGCAGACGAAAACAGCCCTCCCCTACGAGGTAGACCCGGCCGGCACCGGAAAACTCACCGAGACCGGATGGTCCGAGGTTGTGCAAGACCTGAAGGACTACTGGACCAACCAGGACCGCGGCTTTCGCGGTGATGGTCAGGCCCTCACGCCCGAGACCCGCACGCGCGACATCGGCCAGAGCATCCCGCCCCAAAGCCCCGAAGGTCCCGTCGCCATCCTGTCACCGGAGCGCACAGACTTTTTGAATCTGGTCCAGGGCCTAAACATCCCCCGCGCCGTCACACGGCAAACGAAGGGGACCGTTCCCGGCAACGTGAAGGGCCAGCTCCTCGCGGAGGCCCAGGGTCGGAAACCCGCGGCACCCTCCCGCATTGCACCCGAGGACGTGCAGCGTCAGACCTACAAGCCCATCGAGGGTGTTGGGGTCCGAGACATCGCGGAGGTGAACCCGCTGCGAAATGATTTGAGGGCCAAGGGCGCCCCCGTCGAGAACCTCATCGAGGTCACCGAGAACATCAACCAAGCAAACATCGAGTCCGTCACCCCACGCCCCGACGTTGCTGGCCGAGGTGGCTCTACGGATATTACACGCGCCGGCTTCTCCGTCTCTGACGTGAAGACCGAAGTGGCCCGCCGGCTCGAAGACAAACGGAAGGCTGGGGTCCCCATCACGGAGCAGGTCCGCAGGAAGACGCAGCAAGAGGTCGAGTTCGACCTGAGGAACCCGCAGCGCATGGTGCGCGGAGAAGAAGCGGGCTTTTTCTCGGTCAAGCCCAGCAAGGAAGTTCGCGACGTTGCCGAGAAGGCTGCCAAGGCCAGCGGTGTGGGCGAATACAAGCCATCTGAGCGAGTCCTCAACATAAACGAGGACCTGTCGAAGCGCCTCGCAGACTTTTACGAGTCCGCTGAATCCAAGCCGAACGACCCCGCAGTAAAAGCGTCCTATGACGCGCTGATTGACCAAGTCGAGAAGCAGGGCCAAGCCATCCTCGATGCCGGCTACAAGATTGAGCCCTTCGAGGGCACAGGAGAGCCATATAAAAGTTCAGCCGAGATGATTGCGGACGTGCGCGACAACAAGCACATGTTCTTTTTGCAGACCGCGAAGGAGTTCGGTCGCGGAGCCGAGGCTCCCACGGATAACCCGATGCTTCGCCCGTCTAAGGTCATCCCCGGGCAGGTTGCCAACGACGTGTTCCGATGGGTTCACGACTTTTTCGGACATGCCAAAGAGGGCTACCAGTTTGGCCCGAAGGGTGAACTCAACGCCTGGAAATCTCATTCTGAGATGTTCACACCGGAAGCGCAGGGCGCCCTGGCCTCGGAAACCCTCGCGCAGAACTCCTGGGTGAATTACGGAAAGCACCTGCGCGATGCCAAGGGCAACGTCGCAAAGAAGGGAGAGCCCGGGTTTGTCCCCGCAACGGAAAGGCCCTTTGGTGAGCAGAAAAATATAGTCATACCAGATGAACTCATCCAGGAGGCCTTGGGGCCTAAAGGCTCTTTCTCCACTGGTGAAGTCATCAAGGATGTGTTCGCCGCCACCCCCGAGGGCTGGCAGAAATTTTTCGGACCGAAGGGTTCGCTCACTCGTTCGGCCTATGAGCTTGGTCTCAATCTGAAAGACGTGGTGGAGCTGGAAGCATTGCGGGCCGCGCAAGAGCGAGCCGGAGTTGAGTCCCGCGAAACAATGGACCGAGTGAAGGGTGGAGATTTTGATGCCCTGGACGCGGCCTCTGCTGCTGCCACCAAGACACAATTCTTCCGGGAAGCCATTGAGGCTGCAACGGACACCGGCTCTGCGGCTGGTGCGTCCGGATGGCGAAAGTCTTTTCCTGAAGCGGAGCCCCCGTTTAAGACCACGATGGAAAGTTTTTCTCCCTCCCGAAACTTCACCGATGAGGTTGACCCAATCGAGCGCGCTGCCATTCGGACCCAGGGAGGTCATGTGTTCGAGGGTTCCTGGCACGGAGAG